AAAAAAGATTCGTTAGCAGAGTTTTTAGAATTTCATAAAAACAATCCTGATGAAAATTTTGTTTATGTATTACAAACACCACCAACAAATATAAATATTTTAGGAGCATCTGATTTTGGTTACTTAGTGATATGTTTACCAAACTATGGTCCTGACTCTCAAATTATTTTTTCACCTGCACCATTTGTGTTTAAGATGAGAAAAAATTTAAGAGACTTTAGAAAACAAGATTACATATTGTTAACAGGAGACCCTGCAATTATTGGTATCTCATGTGCAATTGTAAGTGACCAAACAAATGGTCAATTTAGACTCTTGAAATGGGATCGAAGAGAAGCTAAATACTATCCAATTAATTTCGATCTCTACCAGAAAGGATAATCATGAGCATTGATTTCGAACAAGACAAAAATAATTTGATGGAGGGTACAGATATAAATTCTCTATCAGTACATGTAGATAAATTAACAGATCTACAAAGTGCAATAGAACACACAGAGAAACAAGTTAAAGACTTGAAAGCACAATATGACAAGATTAGTTCAGAGGTGATTCCAAACATACTTGCAGAGCAAGGTTTGGCATCTTTGAAACTCGCCGATGGAACGGTACTAGAAGTAAATAAAAAATATAGCTGTACCATTCCAAAAGATCCTGCAAAAAAGGAAGCGGCGTATCAATGGCTTCGTGAACAAGGTTTAGGTGACATCATTAAAAATGAAGTTGCTGTAACTTTTGGTCGTGGAGAAGACAACAAGGCAGAGCAATTGCTTAGCCTTGCGGCAAAAGAGGGTTATGAGCCTGTACAGAAATCCAAAGTGGAGCCCATGACTCTGAAAGCCCTATACAGGGAGCGTGTCGAGGCTGGCCTCGACATGCCTTCCGATCTTTTTCATTTATTTGTTAAAGATGAAACTAAACTCAGCCAGAAATAGGAGAAACGTTAATGGCGAACAGTGAAACGCGAAGCGTGACAAAAAAAGAAACAAATCTGCCTACCGCAGGTTTGTTTGAAGCCGATGCCCAAGTCGGTTTCGATAATATGGATCAGCAAGATCTTGCTCTTCCATTTATCAGGGTATTGGGTCAACTATCACCTCAGATCAATGAGAGAGATGCAAAGTATATAGAAGGTGCCAAAGCTGGTATGATCTATAACTCTGTAACTAACAAGTTGTATGATGGTGTAAAAGGTATCAATGTAATTCCTTGTTACTACAAGAGAGAATACATTGAGTGGCAAGATAGAGGTGAAGGTACTGGGGCACCAGTTGCAGTTCACGCTGCTTCAAGTCCAATTATTCATGAAGCTACAAGAGACAGCATGAATAAAGATAGACTTAAAAGTGGTAACTATCTTGAAAACACTGCATCGTATTTCGTCATGGTATGTGATGACGACAGTGCAGAAACTGCTTTGATTACTATGAAATCAACTCAGCTAAAGACAAGTAAAAACTGGAATACTTTGATGGCAGGCATAAAGCTTCAAGGTAAAGATGGTTTATTTACTCCGCCTATGTTTAGCCATGTTTACAATTTAAAAACTGTACAACAGTCTAATGACAAAGGAACTTGGTTTGGTTGGTCAGTATCTAAAGTAGGTCCTGTACAAAACAAGAATATGTACGAGCAAGCAAAGGCATTTGCAAATAGTGTTAAGTCTGGAGATGTTCAGGCTAAACATGCGCAAGAAGAGAAGAGCACGGAGAATACTCCGTTTTAACTATGTGGGGCTCGAAAGAGCCCCATTACAACAGAAAGGAAACTATGAAGTTTAAAAGTATATTTGAAGGACTAACCATTGCGTATGGTCAATATCAGAAAGGAGAAAACAATGGAGAAGGTAAACAGAAGGGAAAAGCATTTATCGTTAGAAAGCCAGTGGTTGATGAACTATGGGACAAACATATTAAAGGTGAAGGACCTGCTCTTGGGATTATTCCGATCAATGAGTCTAATCAGTGCAAGTGGGGCTGTATTGATATTGATGAATATAATTTTGATCATAGGAATTTGGTCAATAATATACGGAAACTAAATTTTCCATTAATTGTATGTCGTTCGAAATCTGGTGGAGCACATATATTTTTATTTACAAAAGATTTTATACCTGCATCAGAGATGCAAGGATCATTAAAGAAGATGGCCGAAGCACTTGGCTATGAAAGTGCAGAAATATTTCCGAAGCAAACAGAAATACTCGTGGAACGTGGAGACACAGGAAACTTTTTAAATTTACCATATTATAAAAATACAACAGGTCTTCGTTATGCATTTGATGATGAGGGCAACAGTTTAGATTTAGAAGGATTCTATGAACTATATGATAAATATGTACAAGATAAAGCACCAGAAATAAAAGTTAAAAAGAAAAAACAAGATGAAGCATTTATAGATGGACCACCTTGTTTGAACAAATTAGCAAAAGATGGTTTTGGTGAAGGTGCAAGAAACAATGCATTATTTAATATTGCAGTTTATTTTAAACAAGCATCACCAGATACTTGGGAAGATGATCTAGTACAAGCAAATCAAAAATACATGAGTCCACCATTAAGCAATAGTGAAGTACAACAGTTAATTAAATCAGTGAATCGTAAAGGATATGATAAATATAGATGTAAAGATGCACCAATTAATGCAGTATGTGATCCTGGGCTATGTAGAATGAAACGATTTGGTGTGGGTTATGATGAAGAACAAATACCAGCATTAGGAAATTTAACAAAATATGCATCAAGACCACCACAATGGTTTTTAAATGTAGGTGATGCAAGAATAGAGTTAAAGACAGAACAATTATATGCGCCAGGATTATTTGCATTAGCGTGTTTAGATCAAGCAAACTTAATTGTACCGTTAGTTAAACCAAAAGATTGGAAACAACATTATCTAAAACCTTTGATGCAAAATTTGCAAGAGGTTGAACCATTAGAATCTTTGGATCCAATAAATCAAATTACAGCATTACTTCAAGATTGGACTACAAATAGACAATCAGCAAGAACAATAGAAGATATTTTTAACAAGCTTCCATATACAGACGAAAATAAAGAATACACTTATTTTAGAATGGATGACTTCTATGCATTTTGTAAAAGAAACAATTGGGAGATGGATAAAACTAAAACAGGTAACTTAATTAAACAGTTAGATTTTTTTGAAAAAGAAATAAGAAAAAATTTAAAAGGTGGAATGCCAAGATTAATTCAAATTAAAACTATGGAAAAACAAGAGACAACAATTTCTGAAGTTCCATATCAAGAGGAGCATTTTTAATGAAGTTTAGTAGAGATGTTGGTATCAATTGGCATTTAAGATTTAGGCAAGAGATACAAAAATTAACCGAAGAAAATGAAAAGTTAAAAATACAGAATAATATATTAAGGAGAAAGTTGATAAAACAATATGAAAACGATCGTGCTAGGTCCACCAGGAACAGGAAAAACGACAACGTTGTTAAATTTAGTCGACCAGTTTATTCAGCAGGGGACTAGACCAAGACAGATAGGTTATTTTTCTTTTACAAAGAAAGCCGCAACAGAAGCTGCGACTCGTGCAGCAGAAAAGTTTGGTCTTGATATTGATACAGATTTAGAAAACTTTAGAACTTTACATTCTTTTGCATTTCAAAAATTAGGTATGACAAAAGAAAAGATGATGAAGAAAGAAGACTACAAAGAGTTTGGTCAAAAGTGTGGTATTCCAATTAAAGTTGCATCGTATTCAGAAGATGACGGTGTGTTTAATTCTGATAATGAATACTTAACCATTATCAATACAGCAAGAGTTAAACGATTAGATTTATTAGATTACTATGACCATAGAAAAAACATATTAGATATTGAAAGAGATACTTTATATTTAATATCAGAAGAATTAGAGCGATATAAAAAAGAAAAAGGATTAAGAGATTTTACAGATTTAATTGAAGATTACATTGAAAAAGAAATAGAAACTAAGTTTGATGTATTATTTATTGATGAGGCACAAGACTTGTCTTTATTACAATGGGACATGGTTAGAGACATATGGAAAGATGCAAATAAAACATATATTGCAGGTGATGATGATCAAGCTATCTTTAAGTGGGCGGGTGCTGATGTTGATCATTTTATAGCACTTAAAGAGGAAGTTGATGATATTAAAACATTAGATCAATCATACAGAATACCAGGTGGTCCTATTCATGAGTTATCACAAAAAGTTATTAGAAAAGTACAAAACAGATTTGACAAAGATTACAGGCCGAGAGAAGAACAAGGTATATTAAAACGATATTCTGATGTAACTCAGGTTGATATGTCAGAAGGGAATTGGTTGGTACTATCTACGGCTAATCATTTTTTAGATGATGTAAAAGAATTATGCGAGTTACGCGGATGGTATTATCAATACAAAAACAGAAACTCTATTAATTTAAAATTATTATTAGCACTTAACAATTGGGAACAATTTAGAAAAGGTGCAGTGTTTGCACATTTAGAATTAAAAAATATGTATAAATATTTAGGAAGAAATGTTGCAGAAGGTTTTAGAGAAGGAAAATTATTTCATACAGAAGAAAAATATAACATAGATGATTGCAAAGAAAAATATGGATTGCTAACAGACAAAGTTTGGTTTGAATCGTTTGAAGGCTTAGATAACTTGACAATTAATTATATTCGTAATATGAGAGCTAATGGTGAGAAGATCAATAAGAATCCTAGAATTATTATGTCGACCATCCATGGTGCAAAAGGAGGCGAGGCTGATAAAGTTTTACTTCTACAAGATATTACGAATGCCGCTATGGAAACATTTGCGCAGGATCCTGATGAGCTCCACCGATTGTTCTACACAGGAGCAACAAGAGCAAAGAAGGAACTACATATCGTGGATCCTAAAAATTTTGAAAAAGCGTACATAATATAAGGAGGAGAAGATGAGTACAAAAGATGCATTTGATAAATGCTGTCCACAAGCAAAACAAGAAGGTGGAGATCACTATAAACTAAAAATACAACCTTGGACTTTTATTACGGAGAACAATCTTTCGTACTTTCAAGGCAATGTCATTAAATATGCTGTGAGATATCAAAAGAAAAATGGCATAGAAGATTTAAATAAAATTATTCATTACTGTGAATTAGAAATAGAACGAATGAGAAAGAGTTGGGATGACTAGAACTGTCCAAGAACCACTCTTTGTGCCGCAGACCGAATGGGTCATGCCTGATGAATTAAAAGATTTATCACACTACGATGAGATTGCGATAGACTTAGAGACCTGTGATCCAGAGTTAACGAAACTTGGATCGGGGAACGTGGTTGGTCGTGGACACATAGCAGGAATTGCAATTGCTGTAGAAGGTTGGCAAGGATATTTTCCTATTGGTCATTATCAAGGTGGTAACTTAGATAAGAATTTAATTAAAGGTTGGTTACAAGATCTTTGTAAACGAGAAGATAAAACATTTATTTTTCACAATGCAATGTATGATGTGTGTTGGTTAAGAAGTTTTGGTATTGAGATTAAAGGTAAGATTGTTGATACCATGATTGCAGCATCACTGATTAATGAAAATAGATTAACTTACCGATTAGATTCTTTAGCAAAAGAATATTGTCGTATTGGTAAAGACGAGAAAGTATTACAAGCTGCAGCAAAAGAATATGGTTTAGATGCGAAAGCTGAAATGTGGAAGATGCCTGCCATGTTTGTGGGTCAGTATGCAGAACGAGATGCTGAATCTACTTTAAAGTTATGGCA